TAATGTAACCCTGACCCGCTTGGTCGATGGTGCGTCCAGCTTTAATCTGCTCGCGCATGTACACCATCTTCTCTTGGTTTTCCTCTGACAGACCAGACAGTAGTTTAGTCCATGCGGTCTTGTCACCCTGATTCTCTGCCACAGTTACACGGTCAATCAGACCTGTGACGGTACGGGCAGCGTCAGGGTTCATCTCGGCCACTGTACCGAAGTTGGACAGGGCAGGCTCAATCAGTTTCGCAGCAGACTTGTACGCAGTCGGGAATCCAGTCTGTGCGCCGATTTGCAGCAGGTCGAATGCCACGGAGCTGGCCGTAGCGCCCGGCTGCTTCATGCGGGCTTTGATGAATGCGTCAGCACCATCCTGCTCACTCGCGCCCTGTTGGAGCATGTACGTCTGGTTCCCGGTGGCGTACGCCTGACCGAGCTGGTTGGCCTTTGCTTGCTTGGCGTAGTCCTTGTAATAGCCCTCAATAGCAGAGCTGTAACCAGACGCAGAAATGAGCTTGTTGTCTGCGAGCTGCTGGAGGGTGTCAGTGTACGTCTTAGGGTCTACGTCTCCGAAGACTGCCTGACGCGCGTTGAGCTGGCCGTACTGCTCCAGCAATCTCATGTTGTCCTGAACCTCGGTGCGGCTCTTCGATTCACGAATCTGACCTTGGAGTTTGGCCAAATCATCAGCAGGCAAATCGTTGAACATCCCGGAGTTAACAGCGGTCTCCACCGGGGTACGGAGGTCTTGTGCCAGCATGTTACTCATCATTGACACGACTTGAGTGCGCCGGGTTTCCAGCGGCAGCTTCTCATCAGCCAGAATGGATTTGGCCCACGCCATCGTTGCAGCGGTGGCGTTAGCGTACGCGCCGCCGTCTCCAGTTGCTTTAGCCTGAGCCGCCAGAGTAACGAGAGTGTTACCCTGAGCGTTGTACATAGAAGCACGCTGCTCAATCAGGTACTTGCCATGATGAGCAGCCTGCGTACGAATCAGCGTATTGCTGAACGTGAGCTGATTCTCAAGCAGTGCCTTACGACCATTCATGGTCATACCATCAGTGTTGTTGAAGATGCTCTGCGTCTTCTGGTCAACAACTTTCAGGAAGTCCTGTGGAGACATTTTCGCGTACTCGGTCATGTTGGCCGAGATATCAGAGGCAGCCTGAGCCATCTGCATACGCTTGTACTGGTCGTTATAACCAGCCTTGTGGAACTCGGCAGTCAGCCAGTTGGAGTCCAAATCCTCCACAGCTTGGCCAGATGCCGCAGCGTTCGCACCTTTCAGGTACTCTTCCTCAACCGCACGCTCAGTAACCTGACCAGCTATGTTGCTGGCCATGTTCATAATGCGCTGGATGGACTCAGTAGGAAACGTGTCAATGCGAGTATCCCGGCCTGCGAGACTGAACGGAGTCTGAGCCTGCTGCACATTCGGCACACCCTGCTGCGCAGCGTTAAGGTTAGCGCCACGCTGGTCACGCATAATTGGCATGATTAACCCCCAAAGATGTTACCAGAGCCATAGCCCAAGTAACGATTAGAATCATACTGCGCTGGCACAGGGTTAAACTCCCTAGCCTTCTGCATCCAATTGGTGGTGCTGTAACTGGCAGACGTTCCTATATTGCTGAACGTCGAGGCTGTAGCACCTGAGCCACCAGTCGTACCAGCACCTTTGGCACCCTCAGTAGGCATGTAGTTGAAGCTCGTCTGCGCAAGGCTGGACGCGAACTGCATTGCCGACACGCCGACGGCGCGGCCAAGGATAACACTATTGCTTGCTGGTTTCTGAGAGTAGCGCTGAGCGGCCACAGCCGTGTTCACGATATCCTCAATACTGGTGTCTAGGTTCATCTCCTGAACCTGCTCGTTGAATCTGGTCTGCGCTTGGCTTTCCTGATTCTGTCGGTTGATATCCGTAACCGCCTCATTGACCGACGCACCTTCAATCCCGGCAGCGGCGGCGTTGTTGATGCTCGCCCCGGCTGCGCGGTTAGCTTCCTTGTTGATGTTGTACAGGTCGGTGCCAGTCTGCTGCCGTAGCAGCCCACGCTGGAGGTTGACGGTATTGATGCGCTGGCCCTTTGCTTGCCACGTCTGCTTATTCAGCCGCTCATTCTCGGCTTGTACAGCTTTCATCTGCGCACGCTCAGCGCGTCCTTGCGCATACGTGGTAATGAAAGAGTTCGTGGCGTCAGCACCAGCTTTGGCGAAGACAGCCCAACCCATATTAAATTCTCCGTACTCTGTTGTAAAACTTGACCAAGTACCCCAACGACTGGAGGTTGAAGTCGCCAGCGGTGGTGGACTCGAACGTTATGCTGCTGGATTCCACTTCCATACCGACCCGTATTTTCAAGTGTGCACGCGCAGCAAGCATGGCAGAGGTCAGCCCCAGCTCCTCGCTGGTATAACTTATAGCGCTAAATTCCTCTCCGGTGTACACGCTTCCACCTCTGTCTTCTGCGGTCACAGTGAATGGACTAGTGTATCGCAGGGTTAAGGTGTAGAACTGCACCATCAGTTTAGCCACCTCCATATAGGAACCGTCTTGGTTAAACATACGCGGCGGCGTTGGGCTGAACTGGGACTTGAAGCGAATACCTACGAACAGGTTCGAGTTGCCGTAAGTCGGTTGCAGGTAAAGCCTGCGGTTGGTGGTGTCTATAGACTTGACACCTACCTCGGCACCTATCCACTGACCAGTACCAACCACGCAGGCTACGAAGTCGAGGTTGCCTTCAACAGTGTATTTACCAACTATGACATCCCACAGACCAGATTCTGCACCAGTTGACTGAAACTGTATGTAGGCTGAATCAGTAGCAGGAGCGACAACAGGCATGTACTGCCCGTAGTCTATAGCTGGCAGGAACCGCGCGGGGTCAACTGGATTGGGGCTGTCGCGCACGGACAGGGTGAGCACGTGCATATGTCCGCTCTGCTCTATCAGCACTACCAGAACCTCGCGCACGAACCATGCTGCATGTATAGTCCCGTACAGTTCCCACTTATGCCAAGATGACATTACCTTCTCGTCACCAGACCACAGGTACTCATTGATGTACAGAGTTGAGCGCTCTGTCGTCGAGCCGAACACTACAATGTTATTTGTGGTGCTCGCTGATATGTAACTGTTAGCCCCTTCCAGATAGGTAGGTAGGTGGTCTGTTACGTCCTGACTCACATACTGCAAATCAGTGTAGCCCGACGGCACCATTTCCTTTATGGAGAATGAGCTATTGGAGCGCGGATATGAGTAATACAGGCTGCGGCCAGAAGTGCTAGGCGGCACTCTGGTGTCCATCTGATACGTGGAAGTAAGCACCGCCGTCGCATTGTTAGGCGTGATAATCTGGTTGCGTCCGGGCACTACGGCTTGGTGCTCTTCACTGGCCAGTATCAGGTCAGAGTTGAACGGTACGCCGTAGCGGAAGGAAGCACCAGCGAAACTGGAGGCAGTAAACTCTATTCGGTCGTCGTCCAGAACCTGAGTAACCGTAGTCCTAAAGAAATTAGTCCGGTCTTCCTTGTTGCTAGACCCCATTGTTATGTATGGGCCACTGAATATGATGAGCCTACCTTGGAAGGATGACAGCCCTGTTATACCCACACCGTCTGCGTCGGTGAATGCAGGTACTGAGTTCGTAACATCATCCCCGGCCAACCGCCCCGGCCAACTACCTTGCGCGAATGTGTGTTGGTTCTGTGCGGCAGTGGTGCGGAACAGCAGCGGCATTGTGCTTGGGTCTATGCCAGTAGGGGAACCATAAGCCCCCCGCTCAACCCAGCGGGAATCACTGTAGCTCCACTGGAAGTATTGAGCAAAGCTCGCGTCACCTACAGTCATAACGAAGCCGTCAGCCTGCACAGGCAGTCTGGCTGGGAGCTTTGTAGTCAAGTCAACAGTGTGACTGTTCGACGCGACAGCGTATGTGCTGCCAGTGTTAGTGGACACGTTCAAACTAGGATATGCAGCAGACGTTTGCAGGTACATGTACGCACCATCAGTCTGCACTACCTCAAGACCAGTAGCACCGCCAATCTGCGCACTGAGTTGCGAGGCAAGCTGACTGATAATGTATTCAGGAGTGGACTGGGCCGCAGCACCAGTTGCAGAGCTGTCTGGCGTTGTGTATGTTGCGGAGTATGCGCCGCCGCTTGTCTCAACTTTGCACGTGTATTGCTTTCCATATGCACCAGCCAGCACAAAGTAGTAGCCCCTACGGGCTGGGTTCATGCGAGTATCGTTTTCCAGAAGCACTGGCAGCCTTGAGCAGTTGGCCACATACATCGTATTAC